GTCCCTGGTTCCCTTAGAACAATTGTTCCAAGGTGATACCCCCCTCCAGCACCCGTCGCGAGACGGGCGCGCTGTAAAGTCCTTGCAACGCCATTCGTGCAAGGGCGCCTCTCATCCTCGGCCAAGACCAAAGGCGAGGATTCACGAGATGACGCGGAGACCCACTTGGGTGGGCCCGACGCCATCTGGCCAAACGCTTCCCGCAGATAGCAAGTCTGGTCGAGACTGCTATCTCATGGGAAGGGATCTGCCCCAGCAGGGCCAACCCCAGCTGGGCGGTTGCAAGGATACGGCCCAATGAACGATCGTTCATTGGATACTCGTATCCAAGCAAACCGGCAGACTCTATGTTCCTTGTGATTTTCCGGTAGGTCGGTACAAAGTACGACCACGCCGCAAAATCACCGGCGCCGCCAAAGATCGGGGCGGCCGAGCCGGTTAGGAACATAGAGGCCTGACGCAGAGCAGAGGAGAGGGAGCCAGCTAAACCGTGCCTGTGTGGGAGACCAAGCCCACCCAGGATCTGCGGGAGAGCGAGAGGGACGCCACGCCGTCTCGCTTCCGGCAGTAAGCCACAGTTAGCGGCTCTCCTCCAGGTGATACGCGATATCACCCGCCTCAGCGGACGAGGAGCCTTTTCCAAGGCCTCGCCAAGAGGTGCCAGCGACTCCACAGTCGGATGGCACACCCCCTTCATCGGTACGTCCCCCAAGGGACGTAACATGGAGAGGGACTTGACGTAGGTCTTCTCGGCGAAGACCCCCCCCGTCCGCGAGAGGAAGGTTTTGGTTCGGTTGATGACGAACCCAGCCACCTCCATGGCTTCCATGTAGTCCAGGATCTCGGACTCATGGGCCGCAATCAGGGCATCATCGCCCTTGATTGCAATGGAGGGGCTAGAAAGCGTCATCAGCGCAACCCCCACATGGAGCCAGGACAACGTGAACCACGTCAAGGGATGGCCCATAAGCCATCCTTGACGGGACACGAAGTCCCCCGCAGGGGATTTGACGTCATGAGGACCGAGGTGGAACATAACCTCAGTCAAGATGTCGTCAGCAAGATCCTTCTCGATCTTGCGCGCCCGAACCAAACCTTCAAGGACCCCCGCCCACACAGCATGCGCCGTCATAAACGGAGCAAAATCTGTTGCGGACTTAAGATCGGTGGAACAAATCCATCCGTTCTTGGGGATCCGAAGGGACATGACACGCAAACGCTCCTCATCGTCTGTCAAACAGATGGAAGGTTCGGCCTCGATCAACGGCCAGAACACAGAGCGTAAGGCGTGTCCGCGTATCACCTCCGACGTGTCCATGGCTGTGACGACACGGGCCTTAAACCCGCGTTCACGCACACAAGCCACGCGACACATCGGTCGCTGCTCCAAGTCAGGCGCATCCAGAGCAGCCATCCTCCAAGCCATCGAGGCGGAGGTCAACACCAAAGGAGCGTCAGGCTGAGACGAGGCCAGAAGACCCTGCAACAGGGGATCTTCGGCCAGGTCAGCAGCTTGACCCCCGTTCCGGACAGAAGTCCGGTTCGAGGCAGAGAGAAGAGGTTTGGGTAAGCTCTTACCGAGCTTAAACTTCTTCCCCCTGGCAATGGTGGCGACCCTCGCCGCAATGATGGAGGTTAACTCGTGACGGAAGTCACGGTCAACCGCGGAGGACTGCTCCAGGACCTGTCGGTGCTCGCGAACCGCCCGTTTGACGACACGATCGTCTGCAATCGGGAGGGCTCTAGCGAGCCGCGCCAGCTGGGCACAAGCACGTCTTGATTGCAAGGCGTCCTTGATTGAACCTGCAAAGGGCAGATCCTTCGCATAGGCGTCCAGTCCAACTGAGACGCAGCGAGCGAAATGGGCAATCTCCTTGAGTCTCTTAACGAGACCAGGGAGACCATTGTGAATCCAAGTCCTGAGGAGCCGGACTTGGAGAGAGGCGAGGCAACGGGCCGCCTGGCGCTGTCGGGTCTTATCCATGACAAGACCCTCAGCCAAGTGCGGAGCCGCGGCCTCTAAACAGCAACGCAATGCAATCATGCATTGCTGGAAAAGGGATTTGTCAGCACGTCCGCGTGCGACTCCTAAAAGCCGTTCGTGGGCGTACCGCTCGCGACATGGCCAAACAGGACCCGTCATCGGGTCTACCGGAAGGTAGACTCTCATGATCCTAGTTTGGG